AGCAACTGGCTTAATCCACTCTGGCATATGAGAGAGTACCAAAGATTTAATTGTAGCAAATGCCTCGTCATCTAGTGTTTCGAATTTACTTACAGTAGCTTCTGCAACAGAAGACTCTACACCAGCTTGAACAAGTTCAGTAACTCTACTCATAATTTTAGCCTGTTTGATCATTTCAGCTTCATTAGCCTTATATGCATTAATGACCTCGCTAGTGGCAGAAAGTTCGTTCTTAAGCGTTTCGATTTCTAAATCTTTAGCCTTAACCGCTTCGTCATGAATTGTCTGTAATGATTGTAGCTCATTAGTTTTAGTCTCTTCAGCAGAAGCAACATCATACTGCATTTTATTCTTATATTCTTCTAAGAATTTATCTTTCTCTGCCATTTCCTTATCTTTCATTTCCATATCTTCTTGATATTTTTTCATGACTGATTCTGTTTGGAGCATTTTAGTCTCTAGCTCATTAATGCGACTGTATGCTTCTTTGACGATAGCTCCACAATCGCTCATGGCTTCAACTTTTTCTTTTAGTGATTCGATATCTTTTTCTAAACTCATTTTATCGTTCTCCTGGTTAAGGGATTCTGTTAAATTAGATACACTATTATTATCAAAATGGACATTTTTTTTATTTAAAATTTTTCTGGTAATATCAGTTTCGAAAATAATACTATCAGGATTAGCTGGTTTATCCACAAATCCCTTTCCAGAAAAGTTAATATTCCTTAATACTCTACCAATTTTATAATTATCGTATTCACCAATACCACCATATGCTCTAAGATGTTTTGTTAAGTAAGATGTATTATCATCTCTTCTTAATGTTTTATATTCTCCAGTACTCTTATTAAGAAGACCATAATCAAAACTATCAAAAAAACATTCCATACTAACATACTTTTGACCAGCCTCAATTTGTTGAACTAGGGTATCTGATCTATTTTTTAATTCTGGCGACACAAAACTACGATATATCACAGATCCTGTTACGATATGAAATTTATCTGGTAAACTCTCTACATCAATAGTCTCTGAAATAACATTTCCGTCAATATCAATAGGCCAGTTTGATATAATGTGTCCAACAATCTGATCTTCATCGTGTTCTAAATTAGTTGGCTTATCCTCTGGTGTAGACCTAGCAGCCCAAACTTCTTTTTTATCAAAAATATCATCGTTTTTATTCCACGAAGAAGAAACTAAAATAGATTGAACATAATACAAATCCTCGTCTGTAAAATTACTAACTGTTTTTTGATACTCATTAGAATTAGCCCGAGCAAAATCAATATCATTTTTTGTGCAGTGTTGAGCTTCGACAGAGTATGCCAATGTTGTGTTGGCTAAAACTTTATCTGCTATACCATCATGATATTCGTGTTTATAGATATGCATAGTGTTTTATCTCTTAAATGTTATAAATACTCGAATAAAATATAGACTTAATTAATTTCTGTTCATCTAGAGTAATTGGTCTATTGAGATCGTTGGTAATTTGTTTTAACCAATATTCATACCCCGATATTAGTCTTTTGGCTTGGTTTTCTGATGCTTTAATATGATTGACTATTTTAGAGTCATCTATATTGCAGAATGGCTCTAGTGAGAATAGTACTTGTGTTTTTAGATTTTCCAAATATTTTGACTCGTCGCTGGACAAAGATCTAAGATTTTTCTTCTTAAAAAATTCTAGAATTATTGGGTTAATAATAATACTAATTTTATCTTGGGCATCTTGAGCCCAGATATTTAGTGTGGCACCAGTGCGTGGTTTAAATTGTTTTGTTTTGCGCTTCTCAGTATCTTTTGAATTATTGGGCCTACCCTGCCCTGGAACTCCAGGTAAAGATTCTGGCGAATCTTTTACCAACTTCGTTGTGGGAACACCAGAGGGAGGTGCTCCTAATGGCTTGGGAGCAGAGTCCATCTTAAGATCGTATAATGTTTTTTCTCCTTTTTTCTTTGGGTCTAATTCTAGTCCAACCTGACTAGGAGAAGCAACTCCTGTTTGTAGAACAATCTTTTTAAGACTATTTTCAAATTCTGGATCATGCCATGGTCCAGACTTGGGTGTTCTTCTTTCAGACGCTCTTTCTCTATCTTCACGATTAAGTCTTGTTTTCTCCATATCTGGGTCAAGACCAAACCTTGTCTGGATTAATTCGTCACTAATAAGATTTCTATCAGCTAACTGAATCAATAAGGCTTTTTCGCTATCTTCGTTACTAAGATCCATTCTATCAAATTCTATTTTAGCTGGATATGTGAATCCCATAGCCTTTTGTACAATTTCGATTTCTTTCATCCAAAATTCCATCAATACTCTACGACCATACTCAAGTCTTTGTGTTAATGTTTTTAAACTAATAAAATTGTTAGTTGTTCCGGCAGCGCCGTATGTTCCTGTTAATGTTGGAGGAATGCCAAGTCCAGCATAAACACTATTTAAATGAGGGGTATACTTAGCCTCTCCAAGAAATTGATGAACTTGTGTTTTGCTCTCTATTAACTCAATATCTGGACCCCATATTAGATCCATTGTTCCTCCACCAACATTATTCTGTAATATACTAGATAGTTTGGAAGCAGCTGCTTTTGTTGGGGCAATTTTATGCTCAAGACTACCAAGCTTAAAGATACGAATATTAGAGATAGCGCCATCAAGAGCAGCCAAGTCTGCAAGCTTAAGTTTTTCAATAATATTAATATCATCCATAATAGCATATATCATTGGATATGCCCAAATCTGCCAGTCATCTTTTTTGTAATGAAATACTAGAGTTTTCTCTGTATCCAAAACATATGATGTTTTGTTCTTAGCTGCTTCTAAAATATCAGGAGGTAGCTGAGAAATTATATTACGCTCTAAATCATTTTTTGGACTATTAATAGTTTTGCGTAATTGTCCTGGTAATGAAATTTCATAAATTCTTTTACCAACAAATGAAGATAAACTATCTCCAATAACGTCAACATAGAAAGGATCAATAAAAGTATATTTCCATGGAATCTCTTTTTTCTCTATAATGATATCATCATCAGATAGAACAATATCTGCTTTACCTGATGCTTTATATAGATTATCTGAGACTTTCTTACTAATTTTAGCTGTTTGTCTATTAATTACGACATTACCAACACGATAAACATTATTAAGAAATCTTTCTGATCTTTCTTGTCCTTTTACTTTTTGAAACCAGTTTCGATAGAATCTTTCGATTCTTTTATTTCTATGAACCAATCTAATGCCCTGACTTGCAAAATCACCCATTAAATCGATAACGTTTTTTACTAATCCAACTCTTTGATATATAGTATCAGCGTTACGAATAATGTGTTTAATTTGGGTAGGTACTGATTCATTAGGTCTAAAATAGTCATAATCAGATCTTGTTAATCCTGGTCTGCTGGATGTATTTTCGACCAAGTTAGAAAAATCCCTACTATAGCGAGCATATCCAGTGGTTCTGTGAATACCATCATATTCATCTAAAGACGCTGAAGCTTCGTGTAGTGCGCTTTGTTTGGAAGCTAAATCGTCACCCCATGCAACATAAGCCTCGATTTGTTCAGCATTTGGGTTGGCATCAGGAATATTAGCATTTTTGGTACGTTTTTTAGCCATAGTTGGATTGTATTCCTATTGTAATGGAATTAGAATTTTATATATTATAATACACTAATTCTTGTAAATACCAAGATAGATATCTTCATTAGCATTATTAGTAAACCATGAAGGCCCTCGGTATAATGTCTTATCCTTGCTAGGCATAGTGTCTCTAGTTGACCCAATTACATCATAAGTTAATGGACTATCTGATCTACTAATAGTTCTAGCAATAGTATTTGCAATTAATAATGCGCTATACCTATCTTTTCTTAGCCTCCCTCTTCTACCTCCGGAGCCCTTGACTTCGGGAGTGTCCCATCGCTCTCTCGCTCCAGAATTATTACTAGTTTGACTCATTACAATGGTTGTTAATTCGTTTTTAAGTTCTTCTATTTCTAGTATACATTCGCTAAGAGTGTCATATATAGGACTGGTCATATCTGACTCAAGAATATCCTTAGATTCGTTAGCCAGTGCTAGTCCTATCGTTAGATTATCAAAAGATGGAAATAATAAAACCTTATCTTCAAAATCTTTTCTCAATCCATGATTGGCATGACTTGTCCATTCTGCTCTAGCAAATTGTATAAGTTCTAATATATGTAGTCCTGATTTGCTGTCTGTATCTTTATCCTTGTTCTCATTGATGATAGGCCAGATAGGCAATTCGTCGGCATTAATTTTTGAAGTGTCGTGTAGAGCTTCTTCTATTGCTACGCCACCCCCCTGAGCGTCTAAGCCGATCCGTTCGCATGGGAATACTGTCATAAGATTTCTAATTTTTCTAGCACAAAAACCATAAAAATCGTTTTCGTTTACTAATCCAGTTTGTTGTCTTTGCTTAAAATTAGATCTATTAGTTGTCCAGCAATAAACTATTCTACTATGATTTGCGTGTAACTCTAATATAACTATACTAAAATTATCTTGTTCACTCGCAGGGTCTATTCCATAAACGTATTTTTTGTCTGGATCACCAGATACTTTTGGATCAAAAACAATACTTTGATTATTAATAACAATTGGACTTTTATTATTGGCTACACAGCTCTCTATTAAACTTCTACGAAAAAATCCACTACTATCTTTTGTAAAACATGCAGCATATTCCATATTATATATACCACTATGAATAGTGGCTTTAGCTCTAGCAACCTGTCTATCGTCCATGAAGCCCTTAGGAATAAGTTCATAAGGCATTCTAACTATACTATAGTCTTTCCAGTTAAAATTAGAAGGAACTTCTCCTTTAAAAAGATCAGATAGTATTCTGTCACTACCACGACTATGAATAATTGCTTTATATCTCTCCCAATAAGAAGCAAAATGTTTAAAAGAATAGTCGGCTGTACCAGCAATAATAGCTTGATTACTACGACGATATTGCAATTCTTCTAGCTCATCGGACCATATTCCCAGTTCTTTCATGAGATCCTTTTTAGCTTCTGCCTTAACATTACCAATAGGATCAGCAGACACGGCAGCAAAACCTGAAACTACTGTTTCGTAAACTTCTGGGGATATAGAAGCAAATTCATCAGCAATAATAATGTGCGCCCTTAAGCCTCTAATCTTACTACCATCTCCAAGAGGAATAGCTATAGTCCAACTGTCACCATATCTCATTGTACATCTATCAACGTCTCTTCTTGGACCATCATCATTACCATTAAAAATACTTCGTATTATAGAAGACTTTCTCCAAATAGTTTCCATATATTCAAAAATAACTTTACTTTGTCTAAAAGCAGCACCTACAACAACAATTTTAGTACCTGGTACAAAAATACATTTAAGAGTACAATATAATGCTAATAAGAATGACTTACCAAAACCACGACTAGCAATGAACATTGGAAAAGGACGATCCCAAAATTCTTCTAATATTGCTAATTGAATTGGATGTAATTCAATGTCCATTAAAAGTCTAGCTGTCAAACTGAAGTTTGCTGGTGACTTCATTATCTTTAATAAATGCTGATCCGGATTCTCTATATCTTTTTGAGGCCTATGGATCATTAGATTATCAGTAACTGTTATTTTACTGATATCGCCAAGCTTTAACCACGCATAATCTAATTCGCTAGAGTTTACCATAGGTATGCATCTCATTTACTCTTTTGATAATGGAAAAAGCCATCTCTTCGGCTGCTGATGGATTGTCACAAAAAAGAACATGAATATTGTGTTTAGTTTGCAGCTCTGTTAAATATTTTAATATATATGGTGGTCGAATTTTAATTTTACTCCACATTCTTGGCGGAACATTCGAGCCTTTAGGATAATTTAATACATCTTGTAAGCTAAATTCTAATAAAATAAATTTATAGAGATAATTAGACATTCTGTCTAGCTCATCTTTAAATCTACTCTCAGATATATTATTTGCTATTTCACTAACTGAATTTTTCCTCTCAATACATAGCATTGTTTCTAATCCTTCAATTGAATAGTCTCCTGTATCCAATTTTTTCTTAACCGTGTTGCAAGCAGCGAAGGCCCATGGTTTTTGTTCCCTAGTGTCTATCACTATATTAAAACTATACTTGTTATCCATGGCAAAACTCCAATAAATCTAATGTTCTTTGTCTGATGATATCGTCAGAAAATTTTAAGTTAGGTATCTCACTGCTAGTTAGTTTTTTAATATCTTTCATCATAGCTTTAAGTACTTTTTTAATATTTAAGTTTAATCTTAATAAATTAATCAATACGTTATTGTATAATATTTGTGTTTTATAAACAGTAGACAATACTAATATATTCATAAGATATTGTAAGTTTTTATTTTTTTTAATATACTGATCAATACTATAGGCTACTACGCACTCTATTGGCAAAACATTGAAAATTAAACCATTATGGGCTATGGTTGTATGGTCATTATTTATATAAAGATCATGATAATTAATAGTATTATATTTATTTTGAATAGTAAAAGTAAATCTATTTAAATAATTAAAAGATATGCCATTGTCATATATAATATTACTAGTCAAAGATATGTTTTGAATAAGGAATGAACAAATATTTAGAAATATATCAGAATCAGTAATAATAGAACATTCTTTAAAAACAACAGGATACATAAAAAATAATTCTTTTGAGTAATGAAATAGATATAATGCTAAAGATCCATCAAGACCAAGAAACGAGGTATATGCTTGATCATAATTCAAGATAGATGACGATAAGATAAAATTATATAAGTAGGCATTATTGTTCATTGTTGTCTTTATTATTACTCTTCAGTACTAATTGAAGAAAAAATAACTCATAGTTTTCTTCATTATTCTTAATAAAATCATGATGATATTTACATAAAGTAATACCATTTGATAAATGAAATCTTAGTCCTGGATAATCTGACCATTTTTTTATATGATGAGCATTAAGTTTTTTGTGGGGCTGTACGCAGTGGGGCCACTGACAGCTATGGTTATCTCTTTCAAAAATAGACTTAATCCATTGTTTATATTGTCTATCATAATATCTACGAGTCATCTTCTTGAACCGATTCTGCATTGAGTATAGGTCTATCTAATTGTCCGTCTTGATATGAATGTAAATCATATAGTGTGGTCTTGGATTTATTCATAGCCATCTTTAGGATTTCTAACTGTCGTCCTTCTTTTTCACGGATCTCTTCTTCTTCTAACATTCTAATTAATCCTGTCCAAGAACTTTTTCCGTCTTCTATTCTTTTAATTCGCTGTTCTCTGGTTGCTTTTAAGTCCTTACTAATTTTTTGTTGTTCTGATAATAACTTAGTATATTCGTTAGTATAGCTAGCAATACTATTTCTAGCAAAACTGAGTTGAGTTTCCATATTAGCTAATTTAGCAATATCTCTTTGGTCCTCAGGTTTGGCATATTCTTTGTCTACCAATACTTGTAATTTTTCAGTTTCTGTAATATGTCTTTTACGTTCTTTCATGCTTCTGTTAATAAGAATATCAATAGTAATAAATTGTTTAATTTGTAATTCTTCAGCTGGTAAAACATCTTCTCTAAACTGTTTAATAAGATTAATCCATGTATTTTCAAAATACTCTAATTCACCACTTTCTTTATCAAACTGGCGGGTAATTTCAGTCCAAAAAGATTTTGATCGCAACTTGAGTCTTAGAATCTCATTCTCTTGTTGAACGCCCTTTGGCTGTAGTAATGCTTCGGTTTCCACATATCTCTTAATAGGTTCTGGTGTGCGATTTAGAACAACAGCTATATCTTCTATACTTTGTTGATCAATATTATCTCTTATATATTTTTCTTCTTCTAAACTAAGCTGTCCACGTTTTCTACTCATATAATTAATCTTTTTTAAAGTTGGGTAAAATATTATTTTTAATATAGTTCTGAAGTTTAGTTTTATCATTCTTAGATATTTTGACACCATGCTTTAGCTTTAGATAAATTTCTCTATATTTTGTGGGTAAATTATCTTCTAAATAATCTATGATCTCTTGATTAGATATTTCATTAATAAAATCTGAAGATTGTTGTGGATCAGAATTATCAATATATCCGGGCTTCATGATATTTTTTTTACTATTATTGCGAGTAAACCATATTTTATATGCATTACAATTCATTTTATCTTTAAATTGTGAACAATCTGACTCTCCATTGTTGGGCCTATACAATGGACAACTTAAGCATGGTTTATCTGGTCTTTGGTAATGGTCTCTTTTGTAATTAAATAAACGATTTCTAACATGGGTCCATAAGAAGTTTTCTAGTGGCCTAGAGTGATCATATTTTTCCAGGCCTTCTAAAGCAAATATGGCTGCTTGTTGCTTCATGTCGTCAATATCATGATAGCCAAACTTAAACTTATATACTAATTTTTTTGTAATAATATCTAATGTATTAAGAAAGTCTTCTTCTGAAACACTATTATTCTTTATTGGATTCTGTTTTTTCTTGTTCATCAAGTAATTCTGCTATGGTTTTATTGTCATTCATATCATTTTTAGCTAAATCTTCAGAAACATCTACTTTAGAAGATGCTATAACTTTCATGGTTGAACCAACAACATTGTATGTGATCTTGTTCATAAAAAACCTAGGTGTTGCGTGACTAAAAATCTGGTCTATAATATGATTATTATAGGATAAGTTACACCAATGTAAAGTGAGACATTAATAATGAATAAAACATATAAAAAGTGGGCAGAGAGTGATTTGGACTTTATCCGTCAAAACTACGACAAAATGACTGATAAAGATATGTCTGAAACTTTATCTAAAATTTCTGGACAAAATATTACTATTAGTATGGTTAGAAGACAACGACGCAAGCTTGTATTAGGAAGAAAGCGTGGTCGTCCAAAAAACATAATAAGTAAATAATATTTATGGTAGCAAATCTAACTCTTGGTATAATCGATTCATATGAGCAGTATAGTCACAAGAGCATGATGCGCTATTAAATGTGTATGACGTATTTGGTGTACTTGGTGGACATTGGTCTATACATGATCCATCGTCACAGGTTAACTTGTCGGATGGACATCCGTCACAGGTACAAGTTTTGACATACGATTGACCTGGTTCACAAACATTGGTACATGGTTTGCAAGCGCATGTAGAGCTATCAAAAAATTCACTATCTGAACAATCGTCTTCAGTAATCCAACATTTACATGAACAATCTGATGAGTCTACAGATGGTGTTTCTGGCGGACAGGTATTTCCACTATTAGGATCATCATATTGGCAATAGCATTCGCACGTATCTGTATTTAAACTAGGGGTGCCTCCGGTACACTCTCCTGGACTTCTATTACATTCGACACATTCGCATAAGTCAGCGTCTAATGAGGGGGTTGGAGCTGTACAGTCATCATCAGTAAGTTGACACTCACATTCACAAGTGTCAGTATTGAGTTGTTCATTAGGATTCTCGCATCCATCTTCAGCTAATTTACAATAACATGTGCACTTGTCTCCGTTCCAATCCGGTGTTGGTGCCTCACAATCTCCACTCCATCTTCTATCTATAGCATTGCCTTCTGAATCATAATCGTATGTATACGAGCCTATTTGACCACCAGCTTGTTGATCGCATTCACACTCACAGCAACCTCTCCAGCTACGATGAGGAGTTGCTTCGCTATATGCTGTACAATTAACTCCGTCGTCTAATGGGCATACACAACAAGGCGCTTCGATAATTTTTTCCCATAATCCACCACATTCTGGTGGGGCAGGACAAGGACAGCTTTTTCCGCAACAACTCATATAATTACCTTTTAGTATTATGTATTTGTAATATTTATAAAATTTAAACTATTAGTTGAGATAACATTATTGGGTACTATAGAATTGGATGCTCTGTCTATAATTTGTATTTCTGGCGCTAGTTTGTGATTGTAACCTGGGTCAATAACTTCAATATCTGATAGCGTAAAATTATCTGTAATTTGAGCTGATATTAAGTCATTATTAATAATTATATTAGGAACTAAACCCCAAATACGATATACAGAATCATCTTCTGATAAAACACAAATTTCGTCACTAGAAAAATAGTGTTCTCCAGGATTAACTACTGTTATTTCTTTTAATACAAATAAATTATCAATAGTAATATTACAACCAGAGCCGAGTCCTTCGTAAAAAATAGTATTAGTGTTAGGTGAAGAAATAAAAGATCCATCAAATAATATTTTATGTTTTAAGATACTACCTGACTCATCTACTTCTGTAACTTCTATAATAGCTCCACCATCATCTTCATTGTCAGAGCCGAAGACGTCAAAAATATCTCCAACAGAATACCCGCTACCGCCACTAATTTGAATAGTAGAATCAGAAAGTCCCCAAATTGGATCTAATTCGGCATTAATAAACTCTTGGCCAAAATTATTCATTCTTTGTACAGTAAACTCTGTTTCTACGGCAAAAAGAAACTGTGGACCAAGTGTTGAGATGCCTATAGAATCAATTGGCCCTGCTACCTGCAAACGTAAACTATTTATAGAGAAAAAATCATTAGCATCAGATGATAATAAATTAGTATTTAATAAATTATTAGAAATAACAAAAGTATTAGTAACTTCTTTATTATTAAGTGTAAATTCTGTTGTATTTATAATTTTATTATTAGTATCTAGTATAGTTGCATAAATATAGTCGGATGTGTAAGAACTATCAATATTTGTAATAACTATAGTATTTTCTGTAGCTAATAATATTATATCTATTAATGTATTATCTTTAATTGTTTCAGAATTTATGACACTAACAAAAGCACTAGCAGGAATAATATCGTGAGTTAAATTAAAAGTATCTCTAGAAATACCTAAATTTGTAACTCTAGAACCTGGACCATTTAGTGGTCTATGAATGTATTGAGTAAGACTTGTATAAATTTTTTTAGCAATTAAGGCATTGTAATTTACTGTATATTTATTATTAATAATATTGAATGATATCATATTTATATCTCATAACTTAAAATTTTATTTAACCGCAACCAAGAAACGTTATTGTGCCTGTGGCGTTTACAACCTCTTTAGCTTGAGCACAACAATTTTGACAATTAGCAGCCAAAGATTGTTGGTATTTTCTGTCTAGGTCGTCTAATGCAGAACTGAGCGCTGTGCCAGCTGCTCCAGCTATTTGAAAAGCTATGGTATTTTGTGCACACCTAAAATTAGACAATGGTGTGTATAATGAACTATTACTAATTTTATTATTAACTTGCGCCCAGTTTACATTTCCGGCACCGTTTACACAATCCGTAATATCATAACAAGTGTCTATTTCTCTAATACTTAGACCTGACCATTTATCTCCATGTTCAGCAGTAAAAGTCGGAGGCAACACATCTCTAAGAGCCAATGATGATGGGGCAAACATACATATGCGCCATGTTCCGTCTCCAACTTCGTATGGTGGCATCATACTGGGCTGACCCTGCTGCGGAAATGCTGCTGTATTATAACATGGCCACCCATATAATACTTTGCCTCCAACTTTAGGATATGGTACAATCTCAAATCTTGTTAAACAGCCTTGGTTATTTGGATTTCCTCTACCTCCACTATTTCTAATATTCCAATCTTTAAGTTCTGGTCCATTTTTTAGTATTGGTTTGGTTATTACTGTAGCAAAATCTTCTGCATCTATTTTTTTTATGCCTATACCAGAAATATTAAATGTTTTATCTTCGTCGTCCATAACGCATCGACAAGTTCCTTCGATCGTTACCTTGACATTAATTGCACATTTACGAACAGTAGACTGTTTATGCTCAAATGAGTTTCTTACATATTTATCAATAGTTCTTAAACAATCTGTTTGAATAAATTTTTCTGCTTCTTTTTTAACTTTAGCAACAGCTTCTTGTGAAGTAACTACACCATTACCGTCTGTGTCCATAAATTGTCTTTTACTGTTTTGACATGGAGTATCTTTGCCTCCAACCCCTGGGGTTTGACGTAATCTTGGCTTCATAGCACCGCCTCCTGGGTCGGTGCAAGCTGGTACACATTGATTGGCACAAAAATTAACTGGACCTCCACAGTTATTTACTTGATCTCTTAATGCCCAACAAGTACCAGAACCAGGAGATTGAGCTTCTTTTTGTGCATCGCATATGTCATTTCCGTTGATACATGTTCTATATTGTTCACAGATTGCATTTTCTACTAATGGTCCAAAAGTTCTAGCTCCTCCTTCAGGTTCACAATTAATTGGGCCAACATTTACTGGATTAGAAGGAGGATATGTTAAAACTTTAAATTTAGCATTTTTACCACCATCAATTATATCATTAGAAGATAGTCCGGATACGTCTGTATTTTGAAGTACGTCACTAGTATACTTATATATTGTTGGTCCGCCAGCAACTGGACAAGTTTTCTGAAACTTAAAAGTCTCTTTTTGATATTTAACTGCTTCCACAGCGGGTGTGTCTGGACATCCTTCTCCTTCTTCACAGGCAGCATTACCTGTTTGTTGTATATTTATACTCATTTAAGAGTTCCTTATATTATTAGTGTAAGAGGTTTTATTTTTGATATTAAAAACTATAGAAGGATTGCTAGCAAAAAATTGTTCAGTATTTTCTGGCTGTTTTTCTGTGTTAGTATTTTTAATATTATAGAAAGTTTTATTAATTCTAAAAACTATATTTTTATTTACCAATATATTCATAGTATAATTCCGTATTTTAGAGATGCCAGAACAACTTCTTATACACCAAAAAAATAAACCGCACCATAAAGATGCGGCTATTTATTAGAAAATAACTTATAGAAAACTTATATAAATTATTCTTTATCTAGTTCTTCGTCATTTTCTGGTACTGGCTGATTGGCCAATAATTTTTTAGACTTTTTAATAGCTCTATTAACCATAACCCTGCCAACCATGTCAACAAATGGAAGTCCTCGTCGGCTTGCTTCTTCTCTGAGCCATCCAACAACAGTGTCCAGATTTTGAGAACACCACTCATTGCCCTTTTCGTTCATAGCAAGAGCATGACGGCGACAGGAACAGCTGTCACTCATATGAATACCTAAAGTTTTGATCATTCCTGCCAATACTGTACCAGGACCATGAGGATCTTCTTCCATGGTTCGTGGAAATAATGACCGTAAAACCGCACTAGGATTATCTCCTAGGATTTGTAGTAATCTATTCTCTAAAGTTGACTGATTCCATAATCCATTTAATTCTTCATATGATGGGCCACCATATAAAGTAATAGGTAATGGAAAATGCTGTATATTAACAGTTATTCTTTGTGCTTCTGGTTCAATGCTAAATGTTAAATCTAAGGTATCTGTTGCTATAGCTTCTGGACTAGTTACTTTGCCAGCATTATCAGAAAAAGGTGGTGGTACAACATTAATTTTTTGTGCTAGTTTCATGGACGGATATCCCCTATTTTTCCTAAGAATAAAATATAACCTTTAGTTTATAATAAAGGGCCAGATTTATCTGTCAAGAGGATATAAAATATTTTTAAGGCAATAAATCTAATAATGAAGCTTGTTCTATTTCGTACTGTGAACAGAACCAATTGCCTTGTTTATCTTGCATACATTTTAATGGCTTACCAATAGATTGTGAATCATTAGCACAAGAGTCTTCGCACGACCAACATTCTTTCGATTTAAGTTGGCTATCGTTACAATCGCTACTAAATACGGGCTGCTCGCATTTTTCACACTCTAATAAAGTATCAAGGTCTTTGCAAACATTATTATCACAAACCTGTTCTCTGCCACACAAGCTACTACAAAAACCATCATCACAATATTCGCAAGGACCAGTACATTCAGCAGAAACTGTGCATTTTTTAATACATAGTGTTCCTAAACATGTTTCTCCTGGTGGACATGTATTAATTTTTTCACAATTATCATTATATTCAAAACATGAATTGGCAAATTTATCTTTTACTATTCCATTACAACATAGTTGGTATGGCGCATAATTAGGAACACAAGAGAATTCTGTATCAGAAATTTTTTCGCATCTCTCGCACTTTAATGGATCGCATTCTGGAGTGCATCCTTGATTAACACATACTCCAAATAAACAATCTTCTCCTGTTCCACATCTATATTTACAATATCCGTCTACACAATCATAACACGAAACGGAACTACATGGACGTTCTTGATTACATGATTTTTTACAAATATAATCGGTTGCAGCAACATCGTATGAGCAATCAAATCCTGGAGAACAAATATCTTTACAGCCGTTATCTGTGCATTGTTCACAAGTTTTACAACTATACTCTAAGCCATAGGGATTGATGCACCTATAGCATGGTGGAACAGGAAATTTCTTATAGACACATTTTTTTTTATCTTCTACCCAAGCTCCACAAGGATCAGGTGTTGGGCTCATATTATTTTTATGGGTCCAGCGACCATAATAACATATCATGCAAGGGTCGTCGGGGTGCTCTTTATTGTTATTGTTTCCTACACACGGAAGATCATCTTCATTTTTTTGTTTTTGATCACCCTTTAAAGTATTAGCAGTAATTATTTCTCTATTATTATGCTCTGGATTTTTAAATTTAAGTGTGGTTGTGAAGCTTTTGGGCTGGGCCATACTTTGTATATTAATATTTGCCCCTACTGATACTGCTGTTACTTCATTAACTTTACTAGATGAATTTGGTGATAAAATTTTTGATCCATATGCTACTTGAGGTACATTCAGACTTTGGGGTGCATTATCAGCAGGATCGGGGGAAGTGGATTGTCCTGAAATAGAGATTATTCGACCATTAGTATGGAATGTTGTCATATTAAACTTTATATTAAGTTAAGGAATTAGATCTGAGGATAAACCTGTGATATTTATCTCATAAGGATCTTTACATTCTCCAGTACCTGTGCATACTAATTTTTTCTTATATAAGATCGAAGCTTCTGCACAATCGTCGTTGCATGTATAACATGATATGTTAACCGAACATAATGCTATATTATCACTACATTCTGGAGTATCTTTATATTTTAAGCTTTGACATTTGCTTGTACAATTTAATGCTCTTTTAATACTTTCCATTATTGATGCATCTGGTACACACTGTCCATTAAAACAACTGGTTCCAGGACTTCTGCTGTAAATACTACCTGCTCCACAAGGCAAACACATATTAGTATAACTGCCATCTTCTTGAGATAATACTTTAGTACATTGTTCACAGCATAAAGGATTACAGTCGCTATCAAATCGGCATCCTATATCTCTACATTGTCTACCGCTATTAGTATTTGCTCCTCCATAACATTCTGTACCAGGAGGACAAATTGGAACTTGTGGATGATCACAATCTTGAAAAGTATAACAATCCTCATATTCAGCAACTACCAGACTTCCATCACAACACACTAATCGTTCTCCTCTTGAATTAGTTGTTGGAGGAGACGAGCACCCATAAACGCCATTTTTATATTCGCATGTTTCACATTTAAGAGGGTCACAAGTTGGCTTAAAACATCCAGATTCACAGTTTCCTTTTATACATTTTGATCCGCTACCACAAGAAGGTTTACATATATTTGCATCGTTACAAGTTTCGCATTCTTGCCATGAACAATCGCTACTATCTACACAAAATTTAACGCATCCGTTGTCTGTGCATGTTTTATTGTCAAGACATATATCCTTACATTGATATTCCTGTTTTCCTGTAAATGGATTAATTCCATTCTCAACACAATCTTCACAATCTTTACATGAAAAATATTTCCCCCGAACGTTATCACAGGTCCAACAAGGAGGTAGTGGGGTTCTTTGAAACTCACAGCTAGCTCCTGCTGGAACATAAACCCACTTGCCACACTCTGTGTCTTCAATTTCATTTTTATGTTTCCATCTAGAGCCCCAGCGGTCAGATGTACATACCAAACAGGGATTTTCTGGATGAATTTGTTGGTTTAATTGATCGGTGCATTTTAATTTTTTATCTTTAGCGGGCTTCATAAAAACAGCCAATGCAACATTATTCTTTTTTTGTGCTGGCTGTTGTGCTGTTTTTAAGTTTTGAACTTCGGAAACTTGATTAATGCGTAATACTGAAGGTTCTGAACTACTAGCTTGATTAGTAACAAAACTATCATCATCTTTAGATACTATTTGAGAAGCATACGTTGTTCTAATCTTGTTATTGTTTGAAGAAGAAGATGATTGTGCAGAAGATTGGGGGTCGGCCTTGTGCGAAACAGGGGGAGGATTAGAAATTATGCGACCATTAGTGTGAAATGTGGCCATAAGATGTTATCTTTATAATGTGGGATGATGGATTATTCGTAAGATACACCAAGAGAGGGGGATTATTAGTGGGGCAAATAGTATCAAAAAATATGTGGGATTTTAAAAGAAAAGATGTTGTGCAGAGGTGTGTTGATTATAAGTTATGGGGCGATAATATGGCGGCATAGAATAAAGAATCATTGGTCTAAAAGATTGTAGGACTCTTATGGGAAATTATAGCTTGAATCTATTAGCTTAAGAATAACTTATGGAACATGGGGGAATTAGGCTAATAAAGTGGTCAATTTATATATGGGGTTCCTTATTTTTTCTGGACCACCCGGCCCTTTTTGAGATTTATTCTCAATACCATCGAAAAACAGAAAAACCCCCTACTTGTGGGGGAAGCTGGTAGCAAATGCCATGCCATAGA